TGGTAATTGTGCCGCATTTGATATTTCTCCAAGAATGGAAGATTGTATGCCTGGTCCACTATCAGATGATGATGGTAGATTAGGATATTGTTGGATGCATAGTTTTAAATGCCACTCAGCTCGTGCTTGTAGAACATGGGTTAAAGGAGGTCCTATAGTCAAAGATGTTATATCTTATGAATGGCAAGAACGTAAAAGTAAATGAGACCGTATAAAGACTTAGAAGTTACTGACAAATATATTATTAGAGAATTTGATGAAAACATTGATCCTATAGAATTAATGTGGCATCGAGATAATGAAGACAGAACAATTGAAATAATTGGTGAAACAAATTGGCAGATTCAATTAGACAACGAATTACCAACTTCTTTAAATAAACCAATTCCCATTCCTAAACATAAATGGCATAGAGCTATTAAAGGAAGTGGTAAACTTAAATTAAAAATTTATTTGGTTTAATATAAATAATTTATTATAATATTTTGGTTATGAGCATGAAAATAGTTATTGTAGGAGCAGGTGTTGCAGGCATCAATGCAGCAACTAAATTGATAGATAATGGTTATCCTGGAAAAGATATTACTATTATTGATATGGGTAAAGATCCCCACAACAGACTTCCTGAAGAAGTAATGGAAGGAATGTTAGGAGCGGGAGGATGGAGTGATGGTAAATTAACTTATCACACAGCAATTGGTGGTCAATTATCAAAATACTGTGGTGAAGAAAAAGCAATGAACTTGATGGATCAAGTTATTAGTAATTTTAGAAGATTCCACCCAAAACCTGAAGAAATATTCATGTCTAATCCAGAAGAAGAACCAGAGTTTATTAAGCCTTATTTTGGTTTAAGAATGTTTCCTGTATGGCATATTGGTAGTAATTATCTTCATGAAATTGCTAAAAATTGGTACACTTATTTACAAGAAAAAGGTGTAAACTTTACTTGGGAAACAAAAGTAACAAGTATTGATTTTATGAACAATAAAATAATTGCAAATAGTAATTTTCAAAGTAATATTTTGAAAAATGATAAGTCTTACTATTATGAAGAGTTAATTTTTGCAGTAGGAAAGTCAGGTATTGATTTTGCTCAACAATTAGCACAACAATATGAATTACCTGATGAACCAAAATCAGTACAGTTAGGAGTTCGATTTGAAGCACCCCAAAAATACTTTCAAAAACTCATTGATGTAAGTTATGATTTTAAGTTATATCAAAAGTTTGATGATGTAAGTTTACGTTCATTTTGTACAAATAATAATGCCGCTTATGTTGCTGTAGAAGAAACATATGGTGATATTACTTACAATGGACATGCTAAAAAAGGTGAAGAATACAGAAATAATATGACTAACTTTGGTATCATTATGGAAATCAAAGGCATTGAAAATCCATTTGAATGGTCAAGAAATGTAGTACAAAAACTACAAAAAGACGGTACAGGATTATATTACAGTCCATCAAGAGTAGCAGGTATTACATCAGAAGGTGAAATGGTTAGTAGTCATCCCGTTGTAGAAACATCTCAAATTAAAGAAGCTATGGGTGATTATTGGACTTACATTAAAAACTTTATTGATGACATGGATAAAGTATTTGATTTTGGTGATGATTGGGGAGTTTATGTGCCTGAAGTAAAATATCTTTCACCTGAACCACTTGTTAACTATAAAAATTTGAGTCTTACTAAATACCCAAATGTTTATTTTGTAGGAGATGCACTATCAGCAAGAGGAATTACAGTAAGTGGTGCTCATGGAATATACGTTGCTGAGTCTTTACTTAACGATAAATACCATCTAGAAGATGTATGGTATGATGGAGATTTAACACTTTTTATTTAAACTATATACAACAAGTTATGCAAACAATTAAACTAAAATCAATTGATGGTAGAGTTATTTATTACTTTAACAATGATGAACGTAGAGTATTACACAGTTGGGATAACCCGGCAATGATCTATCCAAAAGATCAAAAGAAAAAACCAGAATATTATCTTTTTGGAGAACGAAAAACTAAAGAACAGTGGGAAGAAGCTAAAAGAGACTTTAATGGCATTCCTCCATCAAAAGATCCACGTTACGAACAATCAATGAAATAATATGAAAATAGGTTTAACAGGTACAATGAGTGTAGGCAAAACTACATTAGTAAATGCTTTAAGAGCACATGATTTTTTTAAAAATTATGAAACTGCTACTGAACGAAGTAAATACTTAATGAGTTTAGGCATTCCTCTTAATACTGATAGTACTTTAAAAGGTCAATTTATATTTTTAGCAGAAAGAAGTACTGAATTGATATTTGACAATATTATTACAGACAGAACTATATGGGATGTTTGTAGTTTTACAGCTTTATCTGAAAGTATTCCTAATAGTCAAAAGTATGATTTTGAACATGCTGCAATGAATCTTAAAGATGAATATAATTTAGTAGTATATGTAAAACCTGATGGAGTAGAAATAGAAGACAACGGAGTTCGTGAAACCAATAGTGAATACAGAGATCAAATTGATTATCAAATTCAAAATCTTTTAGAATTATATCCACCTAAAAATTTACTAGTAGTAAGTGGATCTACAGAAGAACGTGTGAAAGCTATATTTGAACATATTTATACTAAAATGTAAATATGGACAATATAGACTTTTCAAACGATTTATTTAGAAAAATGGTACAAGCTTTTAAACCTCAATCAATAAATGAGGTAGAAGACGTACAAGAAGCCGTACCTTTTAAAAAACACGCTTTTGGTGAAATGAAACTAAAAGATAATGATGTTAAACTTAAAGAAGATTCTTTAGATGAAGTAGATCCATCTTCTTTAGTAGTAAATAAAGAATATGACTATACAGGAACTATGCCTGGAGAAAGAGGAGAAGATATTTTAAAATTAAAATATAAAGGTACAGTAAAAGATTCTAAAGGAACAACATATCATTTATTCTCAGATGATAAAGGAAGTTCAGGAGTGTTTGGAGACGAAGGTATTAAAACAAATTTTAAAACTCCTGAAGAATCTATGAGAGATAAATTTGATATGTGGAGAACATCATTAGAAGAAGAAGATTTTGATGTTAATGATAATCTTAAGACAATGTCTGATTTAGGATTATAATATGAAAAACCCACCAAGTGTTTTGATTTTAGTTGTTATAATAGTTGTATTATATTTTTGGTTTCATAAACCAATCCCACATTATTCTAGCGATAAAGAACAACAGTATTACAATACTATAGACAGTTTAAATAAAGAAATAGCTAAAGATAAACAAAAAATAGCTAGTTTAGACTCAGTAAAAAATATTTTAGCTGCTCAAATAGCTAAAGATAAAAAAGATTTACAATCCTTTGCTAAAAAAGCTGCGGAATATAAAGAACAATATGAAGAAGAACGTAATCGTCTTAATGGTATGTCTAATGCTGACATTGCCAGTAAGTTCACAAAAACTTTTAAATGATACTAATGTAGTAGTACCAGTTTCTGCTTTAAGGAATGCATTAGAGGTAAAAGTAGAACGAGACTATTTTAAAAAACAACTTACTATTAGTAGAGACACCATTAAAAGTCAGTTTAGTATTATTAAATCACAAGATTCTACAATAAAAGTTAGTGATATTCAAATAGCTTTATATAAGAAAAATGAAACTAGACAAGATAGTGTAGTTACTAGTTATAAAGGTGTGATAACAGAAAAAGAAAATCAAGTAAGTGATTTACAAACCAAATTAAATAAATCCTATATACTTACTGGTGTAGTAGCAGCAATTAGTATATTTTTAATAGTATTGTTATGAGCGAGTCAAATGATATTCCAAAACAGCTTTCCATAAAAGAAGCTATTCAACAAGAACTTCTTAAATGTAAGCAAGATCCTATTTATTTTTGTAAAAAGTATTATATGATTCAACATCCTACCAAAGGTAGAGTTCATTTTAATTTATACCCATTTCAAGAAAGTGTATTAAGACTATTTTTAAAAAATAAATTTAGTTTAATAAATAAATCAAGACAATTAGGAATTAGTACATTAAGTTCAGCATATTCTTTATGGCTTATGCTTTTTAATACTGATAAAAACGTATTGTGTATTGCTACTAAAACAGAAACAGCAAAAAACATGGTAACTAAGGTAAAATTCGGATATGACAATTTACCTAGTTGGATGAAAATTAAATCTTTAGAAAATAATAAACTTAGTATACGACTATCAAATGGTAGTCAGATGAAAGCCGTATCAGCTGCTGGTGATAGTGCGCGAAGTGAAGCCGTATCTTTGTTACTTATTGACGAGGCCGCATTTATCGATAATATTGAAGAGGTATTCGTATCTGCCCAACAAACCTTGGCGACAGGTGGTGGATGTATTGCTATGTCTACACCATATGGTACAGGAAACTGGTTCCACAGAACTTGGGTAAAAGCAGAAGAAGGTCAAAATAGTTTTTTACCGATTAGATTACCATGGGACGTTCATCCTGAGCGAAACCAAAGTTGGAGAGACCAACAAGATGTAGATTTAGGACCTAGAATGGCTGCTCAAGAATGTGATTGTGACTTTACAACTTCTGGTGACACAGCTATTGATCCTGCTATTCTAAACTGGTATTTAATTCAAGTAAAAGAACCATTAGAACGTAGAGGTTTAGATGGTAATCTTTGGGTGTTTGAAAGACCAGACTACTCAAAAATGTATGCTGTTGTTGCTGACTGTGCTCGAGGAGATGGAAAAGATTACAGTGCTTTTCATGTTTTTGACATAGAAACTAACACTCAAGTAGCAGAATATAAAGGAAAAATAGGAACTCGTGACTATGGTCATTTTTTAGTTGGTATAGCTAGTGAATATAATAATGCTTTGTTGGTTATTGAAAATGCTAACATAGGATGGGACGTAGTTCAAACAGCAATTGAACGAGGTTATCCAAATGTGTATTATAGTCCAAGACAAGACGCAGCTCTTACTAATGTAGAAATGTATTTAAATAAATTTGATTCCGGACAAGGAATGGTGCCTGGTTTTAGTACAACTTTACGTACTCGTCCATTAGTTATCGGAAAAATGATTAGTTATTTACATGAAAAGAGTGTAACTATTCAAAGTAAACGTACTTTAGAAGAATTAAGAACGTTTATTTGGAAACATGGCAAAGCTC